CTGGTTCGGGTCCGGGATCGAGCCAGGCAGCAGCCCCATGTCGGACGGCATCAGCGTCCACGGCGGCACCTCGATGTCGTGCATCCGCAGCACGACCTCGAGTTGGATCACACGCCCCTCGTACTGCGACACCGACCGGCGCAGCGTGCTGATCTCCGCCCGGGCCGCCTTCAGTTCCTGCCGGGTCTCGGCGAGCTCGCGGACCGTCTCCCCGAGCTGCGTGCTGGTGTCCAACAGGTCCGCCTTCACTCGACCAAGGCGGTCGTCGAAGTCCGCGCGCAAGCGGTCGACGCGCTCCTTGAACTCTTGCTGCCCCGCGTCGTAGATCTCGGTCGCGCGAATGAACGCGGTCTCGTCGGCGGAAATCTTCGCCGCGCGGATCGGCCCCCGGTTGGCGAGCCGTGCACCGCCGATGGACCCGATGAGGCCGATGATCGCGATGGTGATGGCCAGCCACGTGGTGCTCATGGTCTGACCTTGACGGGGTTGGGCATCCCGGACACGACGAGCACGGCGGTAGCGATCATCTCCGTCAGGAGCGTCGTCACGAGGCCGCCCGGGGCGTCTCCGACTGCCCAGCTGATCGCGTAGACGACGCCCATCACGGCGGGCACGGCGAACAGTGCGACGAAGCCGAACCGGTCACGCGGCAGCGGCAGGAACGCCGACACGAGCGCCACGGCGGCGGCCGCGAACCACGCGTCACCGATGGCGTTGGTCGGCACCCAGTGCAGCAGCCACGCGAGGGCATGAGCCCGCGCGGGCGGTAGTGGCAGGCACGTGTAGGACACGCCCACCATGAGGTACGCGAGGGCGAACAAGATGAGGAACCAGCCGCGACGGCCGTTGACGTGTGGCTTCACTGGGGTCCTTCCCCCTGAGAGGTGTTGCGCGGAGGTCTCCTACGAGCTGAGGTACGGGGTGCCGTCGGCGTCGTAGCCGACAACGGGTAGCGCGGCGACCTGCGCGGTCAGCGTGGCGACGGTGGACTCGTCGGCCTTGGCCGCGAGCGACGTGGACAGCCCTGTCGTCGTCTGCTGCAGCGCCGTCACGGAGTCCGTCACCGACGCAAGGTCGCCCACCCACGCAGGGGAAGGCGGCGCGGCAGCCTGGTCAGTGGCCGGGTCGACGTCAGGCAGGCTCGCGTAGTCGACCGGGCCCGTCGCGGGGATCTGTACGTAGCGGGTCTTCCCGCCGTTGGTGCGCTCCACGACGTGCCATAGCCAGCCCGGCTCGGACGGCGGCAGGTCCGGCGCCGCGACACCCGCGACGAGGACCACCCGCACGGGCGTCGGGAGCCGCAGCTCGGCGCCGACCACGAACCGGGCCGTCGGCGTCCAGTCGAGGGACCCGGCCAGCGGCGTCCCATCCGGGTCCGTGAGGTCGATGTTGACGACAGTCATGTCAGCCCCGATCAGGAGTAGTAGGGGACGCCGTCGGGGTCCACGCCGATGCTCGAGCCGGCGGTGCCGCCACCGGATCCGCCGTTGCCTTCGGCGGAGGTGAGGAGCTGCACCAGGCCACCACTGGAGAGCTTCAGGTAGCCCGTCTGCGCGATGAACGACACGCGGCCGTTCGCGTCCGCCGTGACCACCGTCGTCGGCACCCCGTTCTGCGTCACCGTCAACGCGGCCCCGGTGACCGGGTCCAGTACTGACGCGGTCGCGCCCGGCCTCACCCGCACAGCCGAGCCGAGCTTGTCCCACACCATCACGACATCGAAGTGGTGGTCAGTCATCTGAGCCTCCAAGGCGGTTAGCTGACACTGGGCTCCGCCACGACGATCGCGGCCAGCGCGGCGGCCTGCGCCGCCGCCAAGTCCTGGTTGACCACCAGGCCCTTGATGTAGCCGATCAGGCACTGGCGGGCGAAGACGTCCACGGCGATGCCGCCGTTCGGGTCGTAGCCGTAGGCCGCGCAGATCGAGGTCAGGACGTGGTCGACCTCGGCGTCGTCGATGTCGATGCTGAACGTTGCCACAGCTTCCCCTGTCAGGAGTGGAGGCGGTAGAGGGTGATCCACCCACCGGTGAGGGATGTCGCTGTGCCGCAGTAGATCTCGGCCTTGATGATGCTGAGGCTCGCGACACGCGCCGTGACGTTGACCGTGCACACGCTGTCACCCGTGAACACCCCTCGAGACGCCGAACGCAACGACCCCGAGTACAGGTCGACGAACCCGCGAGTGGGCTGCGAGTCGGCAACAGCCAGGGTCGCAGTGACCGCGTACACACCGCCCATGCCGGACGGGACCGTGATCGCGTTGCCCGCGACGACGAACCCGCCCGTATTCTCCGACGGCGCACCCCACGGGACTGCCGCCACCGTCCCTGCGGGAATGGTGAGCGCCGCGTAAGGCGCCTCCATGCCCGGCATCGTGGTCGCGGCGTCCGTGTACGACTTCGCCGCAGCCAAGGTGGACGCGTCACCGTTGTCGACGTACCCCGTGGCCGTCGACCCTGTCCCAACGAACGCCGACGCGGTGCCCTGCTTCCGCTGCAGCTCCCGCTGCTCACGCAACACATCCCGCAACTTCGGAGGGCCCTTCGGCAGCCGCGCCATCAGCGCCCCCTCTCAGTAGTCACGCACGTCCGCCAGGTGCCAGTTCACGATTGCCGGACCGTTGTCCTGCACCTGAACCGCAATCTCGAGCACCCGGGAGGTGAACGACAGGGGCCGCTCCGACGCGTAGACGTCCGTGTCGAGCTCCACTCGGACGGTGTCTCCACGCTGAACCTCGGTCCAGTCCGGGTCGCCGTCGAGCGTCGTCAACGTGTACGACGTAACCACACCCCGCGCCGCAGCAAGGTCACCCTCAGCGTGCCGGACGATCGTGTACGCCTGGTCCACGTCGCTGTACTGCTTCGACGCCGTCTGCCGCGGGAACCCCGCGGCGAGCAGGTCCGTCGCCTCAGCCGTAGCCCGCAGCTGCGCCGCCTGGTCCCCGGCGCCTATCGCGATGGTCGCCGTTGCTGACGTCGTCGCGTCCTGGGTCCGTGCGGGGTGGGCGATGACGTTCCCGCCGCGGCGGCCGCCGATCACCGCGTAGGGTTGCGGGCCGGGGAACAGGTTCCCGAGCAGCGTCGGCTGCGGGGGCGCCTCCGGGGCCTGCCAGTCCTCCGTGTCCTCCACGTACTCAAGGACAGCCTGCGGGTCTGTCCGCCCCAACCGGTCGCCCAGCATGAGGACCCTGGTCGGCTTCGCCAACGTGCCGCCCGTGCCGAAGTACCACTCGGGTCCGCCAGCCGTCTGCCCGAGCTGCCGGAACTGGGACTCGACGTAGGTGTCGTCCCACCAGTTGATCGTCAGGCTCGACGACGTCGCACCCGAGGTGACCGGCAGGATGACGTTGATGTTCTGCCCCGGCACCGACTGCGCCTGTGAGATCAGGTCGCGGAAGATCGCGTGGTCGCCCATGGCGGTGTACGTCTTCGGGACGGCGGGGCACCGCTCGAAGAATGACCCCCACTCCGCGCAGGTGAAGTCGAACGTCCTCGGCCCCGCCTGCTTCTCGTCCCAGACCATCCCCGACCACACCGGCACCTCGTCCCGGCAGATCAGGATGCCCGACACCCCAGCAGCGACCGCCGGCCGCCAGAACGACCGGCCCGGCTCCACCGTCGCCGAGAAGTGCGCGTCGCCGTGGTCGGACAACGGCATCGTGAACTCCAGCGCTTGGGCCGGGATCAGCTCCACCACGTGGTTGTTGTCCCAGCGGGTGGCGTACACCTCGTACCGGGGCATGGGGTCAGACCTCGTAGGTCACGTTGTAGCGGATGGACTGCAACGGGTCGACCGAGAGGTAGCCGTTGCTGGGCGCGACCGGGATCAGGCACGTCTTGTCAGCCGACATGTACGCGATGCCCGACTGGCTGGTCGGCACCGACGATCCGGCCACGATGAGGGACCCGCAGTTCAGGGACCGGAACGCTGCAGCCACCGGAAGGCTGATGCCTAGGCCGTTGGTGACGGTGGTCCCCGCCTGGCGGGTCGCGGACACCTGGGCTTGCACGGTGTGCGCGTCGAGCATCCGCCACCGGGCGTAGTCGACGGTCACGCCGATCGCGGCCGGGGTGCCCGTCATGTTCTGGTACAGGAATGGGCCGAAGGACTGCCACGTGCCGGGCGTGATCTGCCACCAGGCCGACCCGTCAGACTGCTCGAGGGTGTCCGTGTCCGTGCGGGAGATCACCCGCCCGGGCCACTGCAGCAGCAACGCCCGCTCCGAGGCGCTGTTCACGATGGACACACCGCCGTGCATGGCGGACCGCTGCCGCAGGTCGTCGATGTGCGCGGCGTCGATGCTGGTGGCGTTGGCGACGTTGCGGATCCGCGCGAGCTTCAGGGCGGTGTTCGGCACCGTCGGGTCGTTCGGCGTCGCGCTAGCCGTGCCGATGATGGCCGTGACCGTCGCCGTGATCGCGTCGAAGACGACGATGTCATAGCGCGGGAGCGCCCCGACAGGGTTCGCGGTGAAGATGTCCAGCGTCGGCGCGGGGTTCGTCAGCAGCGACGCGCCCGCCGTGAGCGACCCCTGCACGACGCCGGCGCCCATGCCGATCTGCACCGAGCCCGACGCCGTCGCGGTCTGCGTGACCTGCAGCCCGAACAGGGTGCCCGTGTACGCGATGCCGGGCGCCGACTGGGTGAACAGGGCCGAGACGCCGATCTTCTCGTCGACCTCCTGGTTTCCGCCGTTGTGGTACTCGCGAGTCATGACCATGCCCCTTCGTAAGACCAGACGGAGAGCTTCGCGGCGGGATCGGCGGCGTCAGCAGCCCACGAGACAGACCCGCCCCCAGGGGGCACGGCCAGCCACCGCCCGGACGACGTGACGAACTGCCGCAACGACACCTGCCCGTTCAGCAGGACCCGGCGCGCGGTCAGGTCGATGTCCAGCCACTGGCCCGTCGCGAGCACCCCGTTGAACCGGACCCAGTCCCCGCTCACATCGAGGGAGACCACCGGATTCGGCACCGGCCCGTCGATCCGCAGCCGCGGCCAATACGACGCCGTGCCCGCATTCGACACTGCCACCGACCCCGGCGTCTGGCCCGCCAGCACCCCATAGTCACGCGGGTACACCAGCGGGTACACCAGGCCGGTGCCGGCACCGCCGGCGAGGGTCGCCGACCCGAATGCCGGGGGCCCGTACAGCAGCGGGTCCGGGGCGTACAGCAGCACCGACCAGCTGAACATCAGCTCGTTGATCGACGTGATCTTCAGGTCATCGAGCTCGACCGTGGAGTGCAGTTCTCCGCCCGAGTCGATCACCGTCATGTCCGCGCGGCCACCGCCGATGATCGCCCGCAAGTTCCGGGACGCGACCTTCGCGCTGACCGGGTCGCGGAACCGGGCCATGCCCGACACGGTGATGGAGCGACCGGACTTGTTGCCGGTCGACTCCCACGCCCCGTCCTGCTGAGCCTTGTCCTGCCGGCTGCGGCGCAACGCCACACCGTCGTGCCAGCCCTGCAGATCCTGCAACGTCCAGAACCCGCCGAGTGCGTCCGCCCCGATGAGCGAGAAGCCGTCGACCACGGCGGCTTGGATCATGGGCGGAGCCCCCTCACGAGTTCGGTCTGCATCGGACGCGCGAGGGACTTCCCGTCGATCATCACCGGCCGAGCCGCGATGCCCCGGATCAGCTGCCCCATCGAGTCCGGGCTGAGGTGGACCTGCTGCGGCTGCCCATACGTGGGCTGCCCACCGTGACTCGGCTGCGGGAACACCTTCGTCGGGGCGCCCTTGACGACCTGCCCACCGATCGTGAGCGACTCACCCGCACGCAACGTGACGGCCTTGAGCTGCGCCGGTGGCTGGTTGACCCCGTTGAGCTTGTCGTCCAGGGCGTGGATCCCCGCCTCGGTCTTCGCGCTCGACTTCAGGTCAGCCTCAAGGCCCTTCGCCTTCGCTGTCGACTTCACAGCCTGCGCTGCGATCGTCTGAGCCTGCGGAGACCCGTCCTCGAGCAGAGACCGCGCCAACGTGGTGAACCCGCGCGACGCGAGCGTCGTCAAGTTCGCCAGGAACGACGACGACATCCGGTTGCTGGCCTTCGTCGCGGACTTGAACTGGTCAATGGCAGGGGTCTTGTACCTTGCCGTGAGCGCGTTCGCGTCCTTCGTCGCAGCCGTCACGCCCTTGCGGGACGCAGCGAGCTTGTCCTCGGCCGCGGAGACCTGACCGTTGACCTTCCGCTGATGTTCGAGGGCCGACGTCAACCGGTCCTCAGCAGCGCGCCGCTGTAGCGCGGTCGGGCCAACGACGTGCCGGTGGCGGCCCGTGCCGACCATGTGCCCGGCGTCCACGGCGGCAAGGTTCGCCCGCGCCGCAGCGACACTCCGACCGGCAGCACCAGCCGACACCTGGTAGTTGTGCAGGCTCGTCGTCGCGGACGTCACGGACTTACGTGCCGTGCCGACACGTGCCTGCGCCGCCTGGACCTGAGCCCACGTCACCTGCCCGGCCGCGAACAGCGACATGATCTCCTGCATGTCAGGTGCCAGGCCGGCGGCGCCGATCGTGCCACCGCCCGCGAACTTCCCCGCGTTGATGGCCTTCAACAGGGGCCGGTACTTCTGCGCCGGCCCGTTCTTGATGACCTCTTCACCGCTGCTGAGCATGACGAGCCCGTGGGGGCCCATGAACGGCTGGTCGTCGGCGCGGGGGCCGCCGTTGCCGCCGACCGTCCCACCGAACGCGAGCCGCCCAATGGTCCCGCCGGTGGCGGCGCCATTGCCGGGGGTGCGCGAACCGTGCCCGATGACATCACCCGAAGTGGTGCCCGCCACGTGGTTCGACACCGTCGTGATGGTGATCGTCTTACCGTGCAGGTTGTTCGCCGCAGCCTGGACCGCAGCGATGCCCGACAGTGCCTGCGTGACACCGGCACCAATGTAGATCTGCCGGGCCGCCGTAGCCGCGTCGCGCTTCGCCTGCAACGCCGCCAACTTCGCGTCAGCCGCACGCTTGTCGACGTCCAGCTTCGTCGGCGGAACCGACTTCGGGACCTTCAGCAGCTTGTCGATGTAGTCCGCGACGGCCTTCTTGTCCATGCCATGCGCATAGGCGTTGTCGATGATCTGCTGACGCATCGTCTTCATCTGATCGCGGGCCTTGCCGGTGGAGTTCGCCAGGCCACCGTTAGCCTCGATGACACCCTCAAGGGCATGGATCTGCCCATTCAGCGTGCCACGGATACCAACCGCCGCCGTCGACATGCCGTTGATGTTGCCGGCCGTGATCTTGACCTTCTTGCCGGCCTTGTCCGTGGCCGCGGCCATGTTCGTCAGCGACGAATCAAACGCGTTCTGCGCATCAGCGGCAGACAGCGCCTTGCCGTTGAGCGCGTCAAGGGCACCCTTCAGCAGTCCCGCCGCGTCATTCTCAAGCTGCATCTTCTGCGTGGCAACAGCCGCCGCATCAGCAGTCTTCTTCTGCCCAGCCTCCGCAGCCTGGAGCGCGCCAACGGTGATGCCCATGCCCGCAGCCAACTGGGCCTGAGCGGCGTTCTGCGCGGTCGTGGCACCCGACGCGGCCTCGACCGCGGCCTGCTGGTTCGCCCAAGCCTGCTTGCCGCCATTGAGGGCGGCGTTCTGCCCGCTGATTCCCTTCAGAACCGCAGCGGCCTTGCCGTTGTAGTCGTCGTAAGCCGCACCAGACGCACCCGTGGCGTTGACCTGACCCCGCATCGCCTCACGGTTAGCGTTGATCTGCGCGGTAACTCGCGCCGTAGCGTCAGCCTGCCCGAGCGCCGAGGACACCATGTCGGCCGTGTTCAGGTGCATCTGCTGGCCCATCGCCAACAGCCCCGAGTCGGCGAGAGCCTGCGCCGCCTTCAGCCGGATGCTCTCGTCGATGACACCGTTGGAGTCACGCAGCGCCTGCGTGTAGCCGTCCACGGCCTGCTGCGCCTGCGCGACGCTCTGCGCGTGCGCCTGGTACGCGAACGTCGCGATGGCGATGACCGCCGAGATCCCGCCGGCAGCGAGGGACAGGGCGCGGGTCGCCCCGGCTGCCATCTCCGCCGTGGCGGCGAACTTGCCCATCGCGCCGCCGATGCTGTCGACGACACCCGACAGGCCCTTCCATGCCTGGAACGCGATCGTCACTGACACCGCGGCCGACGCCAGCTGCGACAGCACTGGCAGCGGGATCGCGCTGATGATGTCGGACAGCACCTTCAGCTCGCCGACGACGCCGACACCCACACCAGCGAACGCCGCGACTAGGTGCACTGCGGCCCCAGCGATGGACTCCAACGCCGCTGTCACCTGCGGCAGGACGGACTGCGCGTAAGACGCGAACGCCTGCATCCCCGAACCGCCGGCAGCCGCAGCGAACTTCGCCGTCAGACCGTCGATGTACACGCCGGCCTGCATCATGAGCGGCTCGAGGACGTGGAGCCCCGCGATGACACCTGTCAGCAGGTTCGTCGACGAGCGCCCGAGCAGGGTGGAGAAGTTTGCGACCATCCCGTTCAGGAACGGCATCTGACCCTGCAGCGACTGCACGTCCTTCTGGAACGCCGACAGCACCCCCGCCGCCGCAGTGTGCGACAGGGTGTCGAGGTTGCCCTTCAGGGTGCCGATCTGCGCCGAGTACTGCTGGCCGAGAGCCGTCCCGGCCTTCATCTCGTTCTTGATGCCAACGATCGCGAGGATGCCAGCGGCACCCATCCCACCAAACGCACCACCGAGGCCAACAGCAGCAGCCGACAACGGCACCAGGGCAGGGCCCAGCGCGATGATCGACGTCGCCATCAGGCCAAGGCCCTTGCCCGCGTCCTTCGACGAGTCGCCGACCTTCTTGTTCGACTCGCCGAGCTTGCCGCCCGCCTCGGACGCCTTGAGCTGCGCCATGCCCAGCCCGGCCGTCGCGGTCGTCACCGCGCGCTGGGACCGCGCCAGTGCCTCCTCAGCCGACTTCAGCTGCGTGGCGCTGGCGTTGCCCTTGCGCTGCAGGTCGATGAGCTTGACCTGCGCGACCGTCGCCCGACCCTGGGCGTCCTGGAGCTTCCGCGTCGCAGCCGCGACCGCCTCGAGCTTCGTGATCGTCTCGGCGGCGTTCGTGCCGATCTTGATGTTCGGGGACTTGCGGCCCAGCTCGTCAGACTTCCGGCCGGCCTGCTCGAGTTCCCGGTTCCAGTCCGACGCGTCGAGCCGGAGGTAGCCCAAGATTTGCCCGACCGTGGCCTCACTCATGGCGTCTCCCCGGGGTCGAGTTCAGGATTGGGAGCGAAGTGACGCGAGAGCCGCGAGTCGCAGGACAGCAGGCCCGAGAGGCGGAGCTTGAACTCCCGCCACGTGATCGGGTCGACCGAGAGCCGGATGCCCCAGACCGTCGAGAAGTCCAGCTCGATCAGGTCCCACTGCTCGAGCAGGGTGAGAACGGGGATGCCGCCCTCACCCTGCCCGGCGGTCAGCGCTTCCGGGAGGTCGTAGCTCTCGAAGAGGCCGGTTTCTGGGTCGGGGTCGCCGACGCCGTACCGCGCGATCGCTTCGAGGCCGCGGGCTTCGGGGTCGATGTCTGGGTCGCCTTGGCCGCCATCGCGGCGGCCAGTGCTTCCGGGTTGTCCCCAGCCTCCCAAGCCGCCTCGGCGGCGTCACGGCCCAGACGGAAGTCGGTGAGGGCCGCCATGCCCGCCCGCGCAGCGGCCGGGCTCGGGACGTTGTCCTCGACCATCTGATCCCACACAGGCCCCAGGACGATCTTCCACAGATCCTCCGCCGGCGCGCCGTCGGGGAACTTCTCGTCCCCGGACAGGAGCCGCTCGAGCCGGATCGACTCCTGCAGGCCGAGAGCGGGGACGGTGTAGACCTTGCCGCCGATGGGGAAGGCTAGCGGCGCCTGCGCGAACTCCTCGTAGGCTTTCATGGACATGCGGGTACTCCTTGGCTGGTGGCTGGTGGCTGGTGGGGTACAGCGGCGGGCGCGCCCCAGCCAGGTAGCGCGCCCGCCTGCTCAGATGGGTCAGGCGCGGGTGTACGGCAGCGAGTTGCTGACGCCGGTCGCGTTCGTGACCGTGATCGGCGCGGAACCCGCAGTGCCAGCCGGGACCACAGCGACGATGAGGGAGTCGGACACGAGCGACCAGCCCGACGCGTTCACCCCGCCGAACTTGACGCCGGTGGTGGCGACCGTCCCGGTGAAGCCCTGGCCGTAGATGTTGACGGGCGCGCCAGCGGCGGCACCCGACGGCGACGCCGAGGTCACGACCGGGGCAGTGGCCGGCGAGTACGGGTTCGCGATGGGGTTGAGGATGCCGTCACCGGTGAGGGTGGCCTTCGCCTCGTCGAGGTCCGCGACGGCGGACTTGGACCGGTTCCACTCCACGATCGCCCGGCCGGAGAACGCCTCCGGGGCGCCGCTCTTGTCGTACCAGCGGACGTAGACCCGGGCCGCGTCGCCGAACTGCGCCACGCACGCGCGGACGAGCTCCTGCGCGGGGTCGAACACCCCGGCCGTGGTCTGCCGCAGGACGGTGATGTCCAGCTGCCAGCTGTTCATCGTGATCTCGGACGACCCCCACCCGTTGGTGTCGTAGGTGCTGCTGTCGACCTTGTTCGGCGTGATCTGCGGGTTGAAGTCGCTGACGCCCTTGAGCTGCAGCCAGGTGACGCCGTCCGTGGAGACGTCGATGCGGAACCGACGCGCGAGTGCTGTTGCCATGAGGGTTGGACTCCTTCTGGGAAAGATGGGTGGGCGAAAGAGCCCCGCGACATGGCGTTGCGAGGCTTCGTGGTGCGGCTGGGCTAGTCGGGCCGGGCCGAGGTGGCCGGCGGGTTCACGTCGAGCGCGTAGTTGTCGGACCGCTCGTCGCGCTGCAGGTCGTCCAGGCCCAGGGGGACCGTCGACGCGCGCAGGATCTGGATGACGTGGACCGAGCCATACTGCTGGTGCGTCAACCCGTGCAGGGTCTCGAACACCGCGTCCGCGATGGCGTCGGCGTCGAGGGAGTCACCGGCGATGCCACGGACCCGGACCTGCAGCCGGCGCTGACCGAGCGGGATCGTCGGGTGGTCGCTGTTGCCGTAGGTGCTCAACGTCACCGCGCGGTCCGGGTTGGCCGGCATCGACTTGAACGTGATGGGGACGTCGCCCGCCTGGAACGGGGCGTCGGGGCGGTACTGGGCGATGCCCGCGGCGTCGATCGCGCGGGCGATGCCGTCGAGGAGGTCGCCGGTCTCGCTCACAGCGAGTCCCGGATGATCTCAGCGACCTTGGCGAGGGCGTCGTCTGACTTCTCGATGATCGCCGTCTCGAGGTACTTCGCCTGCCCGTTCGGGTGCTTCAGGTCGAGGTACTCGTGCTGGAAGTGGGCGTAGGGCCCACTGAACTTGATCTCGGCGAGGTTGTCCGCCAGGACGGTGACCTTCGCGGTGCTCGCGAGGTGCCCAGACAGCTTCGGGACCAGTTCGACGGCCCGGTCGTGCACGATGCCCATGCCGGCCTTCAGCGCCTCCTGCGCGGTCGCACCAGTGACCTGCAACGCGCCCAGGTCGAACGAGCCGGCCATCCTGATGCTCACGGCGCCTCCTACGTGGTGGTGACCTCGAGGTAGATGACCTGGCCGCGCATGATGTACGGCTTCGACGTGATGATCCGGGCGTCGCGCCCACGGACGGTGACCATCGACTCCGGCAGGAACACCGCCTCGACGTCCACGCCCTGGTTCGGGTCGAACCGCAGCGTCGTCTCCGCGACCACGTCATCCCCGGCGCGGTTCTTCACGACCTTCCGGCCGCCGCTGTACTGGCACACCGTCGTCACGACGGGGGAGTACGTCGCACCTCGCGGCCCGGGGCCCAGGTACGTCTTGACGGTGACCGTCTCGGTCAGTTCGTGCGGTGGGATCCTCATGCGATCGCCGGGATCAGGCGCAGCTTGTCCAGCCGCGACTCCCGCGCGACGACGCCGGCCGGGAGGAAGTACTCGCGCACTTCGCCGACCTGCCACTCGCGCAGGTTCCGCGGGTTGTACAGGCCCTCCGCGGCCAGGTCGACGCACACGTCTCGCAGGATGTCCGGGAGGGCATCGGCGGCCCACCCGGCGGTGTACGTGACGGTGATGGGCAGGACCCGCCCGACCCAGTCGAGGTAGACGATGCCGTTCGCCCGCCAGTCAATCAGGGACGCGTCCAACGGCGTGCCGTTCACGTCGACCGACAGTGCGGTGACGTTCTGCGCGGGCAGGACGATCGGGACCCGACGCGAGCGGGCGGCGAGCAGCCGGTCGCGGTAGAACCGCGACTCGCGCGGGACGCTGTACGTCCGCTCCGACTCCCGCGGGTCCCAACCCAGCTCGGCCACGATCGCGTTGGTCGCCTTGGACAGGGCCCGGGTCGCGATGGCGAGATCCCGCTCCTTGCTCAGGTCGAGGTTCACCTCGGGCGCCGCCAGCAGGTCATCTGGTTGCGCGAAGGGCACGCCCATCGGTCATCACGTCCTTCGCTGCGGCTTCCCGGTTCGTGCGGTGGCTCGGTTCGACGTCGTCTCGGGTGGGCCGGCGACGGCCCCCTCGAGCGGCGCCACGCGCTCCGCATGGCCGCCCGGGCACAGGTAGTCGGCGACCGCGTCGTCAACCTCGACGACGTCGCCCTTGTACCGGACGGCGCCCGCCACGTTCAGGCCCGAGCGGGCCATGCGGATACGGGTCACTGCTCGCCGTCGCCCTTGTGCAGGCTGTTCACGGCCTGCTCAGCGGCGGCCTCGGCGGCCTGCGTGGCCTCCTCGTGCGCCTTCGTCAGCGTCTCGACGTCCTTCTCGCTGTCGGCGTCGGACGACACGCCGCGCAGCTTCTGGTCGACCGAGGACACGGCCTGCTGGCGGAACTGCTCTTTGGTGGCCGCCAGCGCAGCGTCCTTGTCGCCGATGAGCTCGGGGTTGTTCTGGTCGGGGGTGCCGTCGGCGCGCAGCGACAGCATCGCGACGCGGTCGTGGTCGCCGTGGGTGTCGACCTCGTTGGTCTCGGTCTCGGTCTCGTTCGCCATGGTGTGGCTCCTTGTCAGGGGATCGGATGGCGGCTGGTCAAGCGGCGCCCCCATCACGGGGGCGCCGCCTGCTCAGGGGGTGGATCAGGTGGCGCTGTTCTGCAGGACGGTGTACGCGTGCGTGTCCTGCGGGATGCCGCCCGCGCGCTGGAACGCCATGAACCCGACCTGCAGGTACTCGGCGTAACGCTCGGTCAGCCGCATGGTCTGCATGTCGGTGACGTCGCGGACGACGTACCCGGCGCGGAAGTCACCGAACGCCATCGACTTCGCGTTCGCGGCGGGGACGGGCATGTCGTTGTTCTGGACGTAGGCGTAGCCCAGCAGCGAGTCCGGGACGCCCACCTTCAGCGACGGCTCCCACAGGGGCCGGCCCTGGTTGTCCTTGAGCTTGCGGGCGGCCGCCAGCGCGGCCTGCGAGCCCATCCACTTCAGGTTGCCGCCGTTGAGGTACGCCGGGTCGAGGCGCAGCGTGGCGTTGACGAGCTCGTCGTAGGTGTAGCCCGTGACGTTGCCCGTGCCGGCCTGGACCGTGGTGCCGTTGGTCAGCAGACCAGTCGGCTGGGACACGCCGGTGCCGGTGGTGAAGTGCTGGTTCTGGATCCGGCCGATGCGCTCACCCAGCTTGCGGGGCAGGAACTCGTCGATGTTCAGCGCCGAGTCCTGGATCAGCTGCAGCGAGACCCGCACGATCTTCGAGGTGTACATGTACACGTCGAGGCTCGCGGACCCGAAGAGGATGTCCTGCTCGCCGGCCGCGGTGTTCTCACCGAGGATCGCACCGACGTTGCCGGTGTCGTCGTTGGTCATCCACGGCAGGGTCACGCCGGTCTCGGTCCTGATGATCTCGGCCTCCTGGCGGACGCCGGAGTAGAACTTCAGGGTCTCGATCAGCTTGTCGCGGAACGCCGGGGGCACGGTGAACCCACCAGCGGAACCGGTGCCGACGCCGGCGGCGCGGAGCTCCTTGCGGACGTCGTCGCTCATGGCGGCGCGGCGCAGGATGGACCGCTGCTCGCCGGTGAGCTCCTCGTTGCCGAACCGGGTCCACAGCTCGAACGCGGCGCGGTAGTCGGCCTCGGTGTCACCCTCGGGGGTGACGACCTCGCCGGCGCCGCGGGCGTCGACGACCTGGGAGTAGTCGACCTGCGCGAGCTGCGCGGCGCGCTGCACCCGCTCGAGGTCGGCGGACAGGTCGTTCAGCTCACCCTCGGCCTTGTCCCACGCGGCACGGTCCTCAGCGGACAGGCCAGCGGCGGACCGGGACTGGATCTCCTGCATGGACGCCCACACGCGTGCGCGGGCCTCCAGGATCTGCTTCTCGTTCATGGCGTTGTGTCCTTTCACGGGTACGCCGGAAAGCCCCGGCAGCCGAGCGGCTGGGGGCGAAGGCTGGTGGTGTGTCAGTCGCGGGGCAGGCCGTACAGGGCGGCGTAGCCACGCAGGGCGAGGGTCAGTGACTCGTCAGGAGTGGACACAGCCGGCTCCTGCTCGTCGGCGCGAGTGGACTTCCCCGGCTCGCCGCCCTCGGTGTAACGGAACAGCTCCGGCTTGTGCTCGGCGTGACGCGCCAGCGCGTCCAGGTCGCCGCGGTGGACCAGAGCCGTCGCCACCGAGCGCAGGGACGCCTCGGTGGAGTCGTAGGCCGGGAACGTGACCGCGGAGACCTCCCACAGCTTCACTTCCCGGATGGTGCGCAGCTCGGCCTGCGCCGTGTCGCCGTCGGTGGTCTCGACGTCGACGGTCTCCCAGTCGTCCTTCAGGACCTCGAACCCGAACGACATGCCCGTGATCCGGCGCTTGTCGAGGTTGCGGATCAGGTCCCGGACGTAGGACACCTCAGCGTCGAGCTCGGACTCGACAGCCAGGCCCTCGCCGTCCTGCGTCAGCTTCAGGTCGCCGGCGGAGACCCGGGACACGATCATGCGGGTGTCGTGGTCCACCAGGAACCGGGCGTCGCCCTCGGCGAGGGTCTTCGTGAACGCGCCGTCGGCGACCTGCTCGTAGAAGCCCCACGTCAGCGGGTTGCCGATCGCCGTCCGCTCGTTGAACTTCGACGCGTAGCCGGTGAACACCGCCGAGGAGGCGTCGCTCGCCGCGGCGCGGATGGACCAGCCGGCGTCGGACAGCGTCAACTGCCGGCGCTCAGTCGTGGGCACGGAGAGTGCTCGGCTCATGGGGTCTGACCTCCATCGGGTGCGGGCTGGTCGGCCTGCGTCCCCTCAGTCCCGAGGGGTGCCATGTTCAGGGGTTGCAGGTAGGTGTCGCCGCCGTCGACGGGGGACATGTCCTCGAACTCGCGGATGTCGTTCGCGCTGTAGGCGCCGACGTTCCGCATCACCGAGTAGAACGCCGCACGGGCCGTGGAGTCCCCGCGGAGGAGACCGCCCACGGAGTACTTCACGTCGACCGATGAGTCCGTCAGGTGCTTGCTGATCCGCTGCTCTGTCGGCGCCAGCCACTGCGGGTGCAGGTCGAACGTGACCCACCCGATGGCCTGCTGCTCCAGGCCGGTGCCCCAGGACGTCGACTTCGACGTGTCCATCATCAGGAACGCCGGCACGCCCATGAAGCGGCCGACCTCCGACGTCTGGAACGTTCGGGACTCGAGGAACTGGGCGTCGGTGTTCGGCATCGTCATCGACTGGAACTTCGCGCCCGAGTCGAGGATCGCGACCTCGTGCGAGTTCCGCAGCCCCGACACCTTCGCCTGCCACCGCGCCTTCAACGCCTCGGCCTGCTCCTGCTCGAGCCGCTGCTCGGTCTGCAGCAGCCCCGACATCAGCGACCCGGACCCGAACAGCCGCGCGCCGTACTCCTCAGCCGCCAGGCCGAGCCCGATGCCGTGCGCCGCGAGCCGAATCGGGGAGACACCGGTCACGCCGTCGTAGCCCAGCCCCGGCAGGTGGAAGATCTCGTCGCTGGTGAACGGGCGCTTCTTGCCGTAGTCGTCCTCGACCTCGAACACCTTGCCGGAGGGGTTCGCCGCCGAGTAGGCCACCTTCCCGACCTTCACCCGCTCCGGGCTGATCGGGTACAGCCACTGCTTCTTCCCGCCGGAGTCACGGACGATCTGCAGGTACGCGTTGCCCCACATGCACCGGTGCACGAACGTCAGCCGCCACAGCTCCAGCGGGGTCAGGTCCGGGTGCGGGTTGCTCAGCAGCGTCGAGCGAATCGGTTCATGCGTTCCCTGCCGGTACGTCCGCAACGGCAGCGCCGACGACACCCCAGAGATCAGCGACACCGCCCGGAACACCGCAGACATCGTCAGCGCCTTCGTCGGCGTGACGTGGATCCCGGTGGGGGAGCCCGGACCCGACACCACCTCAGCCAGCGCCGTCGACGTCAGCGGGTAGTTGGGGCTCTCCATGAAGTTGCGGCGCTCGAACATGCCGAACAGGCTCATGCGACCCCCTCGCGACGGCTCATCGTCCACTCACACGCGACGACGCCGACGGCACCACCGAACAGCAGGGCCGCGCCAAAGCTGAGGAGCAGGTAGACGCCGGTCACGGCCGCACCCACAGAAGCCACCTCGAGGAGGAACAGCGCACGTCGTCGCACGGTCGCCTCCTCAGCGGTCACCACAGGTTCGGCGGGCCCTCGTTGACCGTGCCGTGAACAGACAGCCCATGCAGGGCCAACGTGCCGGAGACGATCGCCGTGATGTCACCCGAGAAGCTCTTCCGGTCCCACCCCCACGCGTCCACCAGCGGGCGCTTCTTCGCATCCGCCAGCGCCGTCGTCAGGATCGGGTCGCCCAGGTGCCGCAGCCGCCCCGGGCGCCCATCGGCCGCGATGGACTCCTCGGTGACGTCGTCGTAGAACGCGCCGCACGCCTGGGCCATCTCGCCGGCGTGGGTGACGACCAGGGGGCCGCCGTCCTTCTTCAGCTCCAGCCCCGCGGCGTGCAGCGCCGGCAGCAGTGACGCCGCCGGGCTCTTCCCGTCGATGACGATCGCGCAGGGCTTCCAGTCCTTGTTGAGCTCCACCAGCCGGTCGACGACCCAGTTCGTGCCCTTGATCGCGCCGCCACCCTTGCGGGCAGGTACGACCTCGAGGTGCGACAGGCCATCCGCACGGCGGCCGGCGAGCGTCAGCGTCGCCACCTTCCGGTTCGGCGACAGGTCCAGCGCGAACGACACCGGCTTCGTCAGCGGCTTCGACGCCGGGTCAGCCAGGGCCTTCCACACGTCCATGTCGATCACGGCCTCGTGCGCCGCCTCCGACGGCCAGTCGCCGACCGACAACCGCTCCACCGTGAACGCCTTGGGCTCCATCGACCGCTGCTCGCGGGCGATGTGCTCACCCGTGACCCGGAACCCCAAGCCCGGGTTCGACGCCGCCCACGCATCCGGGTCCGTCGACATGCGGGGCACGTCCACCAGTCCGTCAACGTCCCGGTACGCGCCCTCGTCAGCGGACCACTCGAAGTAAGCCAGCGACGGGTCGCCGCCCTTCACGCCCCGCTCACGGAGCCGCGCCAACACCCACCCGTTCGGGTGCTCCTCGGCGTTCACCGCGGACGAGGTGTACCAGATCTGCGGGTTCGGCGACGTCGTCAGCGTCGGCATCAGCGCACTGATCTGCGCGTCCGACAGGTTGTACGCCTCGTCGAGCACCACCGTGTCAGCGGAGAAGCCACGACCCGAGCCCGACGTGCGAGCCACGAACCGGATCCGCTGGCCGCCCTTCAGCTCGATGCCCTCATCGCCATGCGACCTGGTCACCTTCGCGACCCGCGACTCGAACTCCCGGTTCGACTCCACCAGGATCATCAGCCGGCGGAACGCGTCCGCCGCAGTCTTGAACTCGTGCGCGCTGTGCAGGATCAGCCGCTCCCCGAGCAGGAACAGCCCCGCCAGCTCGCGAGCCTCGAGGATGGAGCCCTTGCCGTTCTGCCGGGACACGATCAGCCCGACCTCGAACGCCGACCACTTCCCATCCGCACGCTCACCCAGCGACTCCGTCAGCACGTACTGCTGCCACGGGTCCAAGTTCAGACCGGCGATCGCAGCCAACGCCACCGCGTCCTCACCCGAGGTGCTCGCCCTCGGCGGGATGCTACTGAGACGCGGCCTTTGCGAGCCGAGCAGCGCGACCGGCGGCGAGATCGTCAAGGGCTGACCTCTCTGCCTTCTTCGCCTCCGTGACCTTGCCCAGGCCCAGCGTGACGATGATCTGACGGAACGCGTTCGCCTGCTGTCGAGCCTCAGCCAGGGCCTCGTCGATGACGATCTCCGTCGTCGAGTCGCGGCCCTGGAACTTCGTCTCGACCGTGATCCACTCGTGGCCCTCGCCCCGCAGCAGCTTGTCGAGCTTGTCGAGCCGGTCGGCGATGCGACATGCCTCCAGCAGCAGCGCCTCGGCCGCCGGATCGAACTCCCTACCCCGGATCAGCGACTGACGCAGGCTGGACCCCGCCTCGCCGAGGGGAGCGGTGGGCGCCTTCGCGGCCGACTTGCGAGCGGGAGGCACGGCAACCCCCTTCGGTCATGGCAGCGTGACGACGATGGAACAGACTGCGCACTCAAGAGCGTCCGGTGCCGTCCATCCCATGAAGTCCCGGCAGCGCGGGCAGTAGACCCAACGGCCGCCGCGCTCCAGGTCGTCACAATCGAGCGAGTGCTCGGCTCCGAGCCGATGTGGTGGGACGCCCTCCCCGCTGAGGAAGCCGAGGATCACTCCAGGAGCGCGCCGGACTCCGCGAGACCCGGCGCCAGGGCGCCGCATTCGGCAGAGGGTCGAGCAGTACACCCGCAGCGCGTTCTCGGTCTCGAAGGACTCCCCGCAGACCGGGCACTCCACCGTCCGCGGGGGCTCGGGCTCCTTGCGGGTCCGGAGGTAGTACGCAGGCTTGCCGCACTTCGTCTCGCGGTAGCGCGCCTGGTAGTTCTGCCGGCTCGCGACCCTGCACGCATCGTCGACTGGCTCCCCGCGCTTCTTGTGGCGCTTGTAGGCCGCCATCGTCCCGCACGGCTGAAGGTTCATAGGGAGAGAATATCCTATGCGACCTGCGATTATGCGGCCCCCGACGGAATCCTGACCTGAGCGTCGATCACCGACACCTGAGACGACCTCAGAAGGAGCTCGCGGGGGTTCGCAGGGGGCTGCTTCTGGATAATTCGAGCTCGGGGAGAAAAATGGAGACAGAG